AAACAATTGGCCAACGCCAGCGAGCGGGCGATCAAACTCAACAGTGAAATCGTTGCGCAGTGGACATGGCCAAACCACGATTTGCCGCCTGCGCTTCTCACGCCATCATCGATTATGACCGCGATTGCGCACGAATGCTTCCGGACCTCGTATCATCCACGGCGCTACGGCGGCGCTGACACTGACCCGCTTGCCGGCATTAGTTTGCCGTTATCGCGCGCTCCGACATTGCAGCTGCTGGAGGATCCCGCCCGCGTGCAGCCGATGGCGGATGTGGTGCGCGAGGCGAGCGAGTTCGCGCGGCGCTTTCTGAAAACCGGTGTGGGCAGCGCGGCCGTGGTCGCAACTGGTGATGCAAATGCATCGGCTTCCACCAACGGTCACGGTGAGCCCCCGCAGCGTTCCGATGCTGAGCAGCGGCTGTCTGATCTGCTCAAGCAGATGGCCAAACTTGCCGAGGACGTGACGCCCGCGGGCGAGGCCGAGTACTTGCGCGTCGTGGGCGAGGTGTCCCGCGTACAGGCCGAAGTGGCGGCGCAGCAAGCAGTGGAGGCACAGCATCATGGCTAATGAAGCAACAGGCGCCCCGCCCGCTGTTGACGTAGGTGCCGCCGCCCCGGCAGCTGGTGCCGCCCCGGCTGCCGAAGCCCCGATGACAGAGGCGGAACTGTTAGATGCTATCCATCAGCTATCACCGGATGAGGCCACCGAACTGCTGGCTGAATATTCTCGCACCTATCATGCACCAGCACCCGCACCGCTGGTGCCGAGCACGCCCCGTGACGCTTCACGAAGATTGGCCGAGTTGACAACTAATCACGACTGGGTCGGCAAACTGTTGAATAACGATTACGCCACGGTCGAGGAGTTCCACAAATTGAGCGCGCTTGCAGCCGATGCTACGGTGTTTGATCCCGTCGCCGAGGTCGGCGACACCTCCGTTGGGCCTGGGTTGGAAGGCCCCAAGGTGTCGCGCCGCGAGGCGATCGCAGCAGCCGCCGACCTGCGTGCCCAGGGCGCTAGCGACGCAGAGATCCAACTAATTCTCAACGATGAGCCTTACCCCTCGGACGTTGTCCGCGATGCTAGATATTGGCTTCCGCGCATGCAGAGCGACCCTTTCCTTCGGGTTCCGCTCCCCGGATATCAGGAGGCCGACCGCGAGAGCCTGATGAGATTTTTCGGTCGGGCAATCGCTATAGGGGATGGGAGCAACTGGTGATCCCCGGCACCGAGTTGTTTTTCTTGCAAATGTGCGGCGATCCCGAACTCGCCCCGCACGCCAAGCCGATCGCGGATTGTCTCGACGCTCTCGACCGGGAAGGCGATGGCTCGCCCGATGCCGCCGGTTTATTTCACGTCTTGCATTGGGTGCTTTGCCACCGTGAGCACACCGTCGATGAGAAGTTGGATATGTGCCACCACCTGATCCGCCTGAAAGGCCGGCAGGTCGGCACGCCGCGGGAGATCACAGGATGGCGATGACAGCGCGACGTAAGCAGGAAACCTTCGGCGAGATGGGACCGGCCATGCGGGCGCTGCCCTTCGCGCGCTGGCGGTCATTCGTGGAGTACTACTTGCTACTGCCACCGAGCCGCACCGGCGTGTTCAGTAACGCGGCCGAGGCCGCGCGCCGCGCAGGCTTCGGCAGCCCCCGTTCAACCAATGAGTACATGGCGAGAATTGGCTACCGTCTGGTGCATGACGAAAGGATCCAAGCCGCGATTGCCGAGGAGGCGCGCAAGCTACTGCGCGGTGGCGGTTTCGAGGCGGTCAAGCAATTGCTCGCGATCGTGAGCAATCCCGAGCACAAGGACCAAATAAAAGCGATTGGGATGGTGATTGCGAGGACCGATCCCGAGGTGACCAGGCACGATATGAATATCGTGCATCGTCACATCGATCCGGAGCAAGAGGAGTTAGAGGAATTGCGGGCCTTGCGCGAGCTAGGGACATCGAGGGAGAAAATGCTCGAGATATTCGGCGGCAACCGGTTGCCGCGGCTCGAGGCGCTCGAGGCAGAGCATCGCTCGCGCAATGCGAAGGTCGTAGAGGGGGAGGTGGTCGAACCTCATCTCGTTGTTAGCTAGTCGGTCTCGAAATGGTTCGAGACCGATCACGCGTGAGGGCATGATGGCTGATTTATTTGGCGGCACGCGGAACGCCTGTTGTCAATTTTCCCTGCTTAGAAAATTGATGCTTATTTGACCAAGGACGGCGAGTTTTATCAGGTGATAAAACTCTCCCGACCTAAATGAATGCTGCACAACAATGGCCGACGAGACACCAGATCCCCAGCAACTGATCCGGCTCGCACGTCAAACACTCTCTAGCGCGGAGAGGCGGAAGAAATTCCGCAAATTGGATTTCCTCGACACCGCATGGTGGTACCCGACGCAGATGGCGTTCTTTGCAGCAGGCAACAGCGGGCTGCACCAGCGCCTCATATACGGAGGATCACAGAGCGGAAAGACGACATGCTGTGCCGCAGAGGTGGCGTGGCATATGACCGGGCAGTACCCCCCATTTTGGATAGGGAAGCGGTTCAGCAAGCCGATCCGCGCGTGGGTCGTCGGCGAAAGCGTGGTGCTGGTGCGCGATACCGCGCAACGGCAGCTATGCGGCGGCACCGACTTCGGGACCGGCACCATCCCGCTGGAGGCTTTTAGCAAGCGTCCTATCTCTGTCCCAGGCGGCACCGGCGCGATCGACACCATCTTTGTGACGCATCAAACGGACGGCAAGATCGACGGCACGTCCACGTTGACGTTCAAGACATTTGAAATGCGCCGCGAACGCCTGCAGGCGGAAACGGTCGATCTTATCTGGATTGATGAAAGGCCGGAGGAACAGATCTATTCGGAACTGCTGGCACGAACGTCGGCCGTCGATGGGCACCTCATCGTCAGCTACACGCCGATCGGCGACGGCGCGGCCGCCGGTGTGACGCATCGCTTCTTGGTCGAACCATCATCGGATCGCCAGCCATTCCGCATCACCTCCACCGAGGCCAAGCACATCACCCCCGAGCGGCGCGCCGAGCTGGTCGGCGAGTATTCGGATGCCGAGCGCGAGACACGGTTGGAGGGCACGCCGCAGCTAGGCACCGGCCCGGTGTTCCCCGTCGAATTGCTGTCCGGTCTGATCCGCTCGTTCAATCCCGACGATCTACCATCATGGGCGAGGCATGTTGTCGGCATCGATTTCGGCTTCGATCATCCCTTTGCCGCGGTCTATATCGCGTGGGATCACCAGAGCGGCCAGGTGTGGGTGATCGATAGTTTTAGGATGGAACGCTCGTCGGCGCTCTATCACGTTCAGCGGATCCACTCGATGACCCGCGGGGGTTTCCACATGATGGGAACGTGCACGACAAAGGATCCGGCCTCCCGCTTGCGGGGCAGTACCGCGGTTTCGGCGCCAACATGATGAGCAGCCATGCGGTGAACCATGGCACCAAACAGAACAATATTGAGCCCGCCCTCGAGGAGATCCGCGAGCTAATGTTTTCCGGCAAGCTGACCATCGCCGGGCACAATGCCGAGCTGATCGAGGAAATGCGCACCTATCACAGGGATGAGGATTACCGCATCGTGAAGCAGCGCGACGACTTGGTATCGGCATTCAGGTACGCGGTGATGATGAGGCGGCAGGGCCGGGCGCGCAGCGAATGCGACGGGGTAGGCTTCGGCACCATGCCGTTTGCCGGGCAGAGGCGGGAGCCCCGTGGAGAGCAGATGGCCAAGGGGATCGACTTCGACCTGTTCGCGACGGGTGGCAACTACTGATCTGAGCGAACGAAATCATCGTTTTGAAATTATTGCCGCCGGCGTCGGCATTGCATTAACCATCAGCGAAGAAAGTTTGGGCTCGTTAGGATTTTTTATATACTATTTGGATTTGCGCCGGCGGCGGCTCAAATGAAACCAGACCTACAAGAACGACGTGCACGCGTTGAGACCGAAGCCCGTGCTTTGGCCCGTTCCGGCAATTACCACGGCTTCATTACGATCAAAATGATGCTTTTAGCTCGTGGCTATTCGGAGGCGAACAAGCTCTTTGCCAACAGATGGACTCAGTCCGAGTTGGATCGGCTTTGTCGGCAGGCGCGGGATGCTGTCATGAGGCGCGCAGGCTCGGGCGGCAACTATTGAGCCGCTGCCCTTGGACCGGTCGTCCTTGGGGCGGGACTGCCGCACATAGGACGTT